TTAGGTCTAGCCAACTTCTTAGCAAATAACAATATTACATATGCCGAGTTTGGTAAGGCACTTGAAGCAACAAATGATGCTCAACCTTACAAAGGATACGCGGGATTAGCTGCACGTGAGCTTTTTCTCGGCATACAAGAAGCAGCTAACGTAGCAAGAAAGAATAACATGGTTAGAGCATTTGCTATAGCTCCAACGGCTAGTTGTTCTTATAGAAGTAGAGATCTCAATGGCTACACAGCAACTCCTGAGATCGCACCTCCTATAGCAAGAACTGTTGACAGGGATTCAGGTGAGTTTGGGGTAGAACAAGTGAAATATGGCAACGTTGAAATCGCATCTGAAGTTGGATGGGAGAATTATAAAAAAGTAGCTGATCAAATACTGATCATGCTAGATAGAACTGGTTTGCTTCATGGCTATAGCTTCAATTCTTGGAGTGACATGGTGACTTACGATGAAGCATTTATCGAAGAGTGGCTGAAAAGTCCACAGACTTCGCTCTATTATTCTTTACAAGTAATGGGCGACACTCAAGATAAATCTGATGCTTACGCAGCATTAGAGCAGTCCGAAGTTGACGATTACTTGACAGAAATAATGAGCAACAAACCTGATGAAATAGCTTGTGACTGTCAACAATGAACCCCTACGAGAAATTATTAAATAGAAAAAGGAAATGGACACCGGTCCAAACTACTAAAGGAAAATTAAAATATGGCGCAGAAGAAACGATATACCGTGCTCTCGCTATACGCAACATGGAATGTCCAGTTGGCGCGTTTGTATCTGATTCACTCTCTGAGATTCCTCAAAAGAGTAGAGAACTTTTGGAATCAAACATAAAAGACGAAGACAACCATGACTTAGCACTTGGATATATCGCTAACGCTATAGGCGTAGATGATAAAGCTGAAGCAGAGGCATTACGCCTAAGAGATGCATGGATAGAGCATCCAGATCACACAATATTGAAAGCATTAGTAATAGAAAGAGCAATCTTTTTTGTCTTGCTTCCCTTCTTTAGATTTAATGGTGATGCTGGATTAAGAACTGTCAGTGCAGATATATCTAGAGACGAGCAGATACACGTAGCAACAAATAGTTTGGTATGTGCAGAGCTTGGTCTTACATCAAGCCCTTCTTTAGACAAGCTAAGGAAGGCAACAATTAACTGGATAATGCAACCACTTAAGAATGATCATGCCGATAGATATTTGAGCAAAAAATTTTGGCTCGATGCTAGTGATCGTCTTATGTATGAAGGCAAAGCTCCAGAGTTTAATGATACCAAGGCTGCGAGAATGCCAGCTTTCTTTGAACATGCAAACACAAATCTCCCTCAATACTCTTAAGCTGCACAACGAAAGATTAGATCAGCTGATAACAAGACTTGAGGAAAACTTTAGTTGGAAACCTATCCATCCTAAAGAAGATATAAATACGATCATGTATCGTGCTGGTCAAGCCAGCGTTATTGAATACATCAAATCCATAATGGAGGAAGAAATTTAATGTGTATATTCGGACAAACTAGAACCGTATCTGCTCCACCACCAGCACCTTTAGCACCCCCGCCACCCCCACCAGTGCCTCCAAAAGCTCCAATACCTGAGCCAGCACCAGTGACAACAGAGGTGAATCCTAAAGTGAAAAGAGATAAAGAAACAGTAGCTAAATCTCAGTACGCAAAAGGTACAGGACAGCTAAGAATACCAAAAACAAAAGGACTTAATACTCCAGCAGGAGGAGGTCCAGCAGGAGGACTTAATAACCCAACGCCATGATAGCCCGTGAAAGATACAATCAACTGTCAACAAATCGTCAACAGTTCCTTGACAAAGCAGTTGAATGTTCAGAACTCACGTTACCTTACTTAATACATGAGGACATATCATCTAAGCCAAACCATAGATCATTAAACGTTCCCTGGCAGTCCGTGGGAGCCAAGTGTGTGGTGACATTAGCAGCAAAATTAATGCTTGCAATCTTGCCACCACAGACTACGTTTTTTAAATTACAGGTACGAGAAGACAAACTAGGAGAGCAGTTCAGTCCAGAAATAAGAAGTGAACTTGATCTTTCTTTCTCAAAAATAGAGAGAATGATTATGGATTACATCGCTGCTAGTAATGACAGAGTAGCAATTCACCAAGCACTTAAACATTTAATTGTTACTGGTAATGCTCTTGTCTTTATGAGTAAAGATGGACTTAAGACGTACCCTCTTTCTAGATATGTCGTCAACAGAGACGGTAATGGTAACGTTATAGAGATAGTTACAAAGGAACTTATAAGTCGCAAAGTTCTGGATTTTGACCTACCAGAACAACAACCTAATAGTGTTGTAGACGAAACAGGATCAGATAAAGATGACGTTGAAGTATATACTTGCGTCAAATTAGATAAGTCTAGTGGTAGATGGATATGGTATCAGGAAGCATTCGATAAAATTATTCCTGATTCACGTAGTACCGCTCCTAAGAACTCTAGTCCTTGGCTAGTACTTAGGTTTAATACCGTAGACGGAGAAGACTATGGTCGTGGAAGAGTAGAAGAATTTCTTGGTGATCTTAAATCACTTGATGGTTTAAGTCAGTCATTAATCGAAGGAGCCGCTGCTGCCTCGAAGGTTGTCTTTTTAGTCAGCCCAAGTTCAACTACTAAACCAGCCACCATTGCAAAGGCTGGTAACGGAGCCATTGTTCAAGGTAGACCGGAAGATGTTGCAGTAATCCAAGTAGGAAAAACTGCTGATTTTTCAACAGCTGCGAACATGGCACAAGGTATAGAGAAAAGATTATTAGAAGCTTTCCTTGTTATGAACATTAGGAATGCAGAAAGAGTTACAGCTGAAGAGGTACGCCTTACACAGTTAGAACTAGAACAACAACTCGGCGGGATATTCTCGTTGCTCACAATTGAGTTCCTTATACCTTATTTAAATAGAACATTATTAGTTCTACAACGTTCAAATGAAATACCTAAATTACCTAAAGATATTGTCAGACCAACAATTGTTGCTGGTGTGAATGCTTTAGGGCGAGGTCAAGATCGTGAAAGTTTAACTCAATTCATTGGAACAATTGCTCAGACACTTGGACCTGAAGCATTGATGCAATACATTAATCCTTCGGAAGCTATCAAACGTTTAGCAGCTGCACAAGGTATCGACATTCTTAATCTAGTTAAGACTGAACAACAGATGCAACAAGAAATGCAGATGCAACAGCAAGCTCAAGCACAGCAATCATTAGTAGATCAAGCTGGACAGATGGTATCAAGCCCATTGGCTGACCCATCCAAAAATCCATCATTAGCTCCAGAAGAACCACCCGCTGAATAATTATGGCAGACACTTTAACAATTAATACTGAAGAAACAACAGCAGATCTTACTCCTGAAGAACAGGAGAATCTGAAAATTGGTGAGGAATTATCTCAAGAAGAATCTAAAAAATTAGCTGGCAAATATGAGTCAGCTGAAGAATTAGAAAAAGCTTATATTGAACTGCAAAAAAAATTAGGTGACAAAGAAGAACAAACTGAAGAACCTAAAGCAGAACAAGAAGAGACTGAGGAACAAGAAGAGACTAAAGATAAAGATGAAGTTGACCCAACGATTGCTTTAATAACTGAAGCAAACAATGAGTACTTTGAAAATGGTAATAAATTATCTGAAGAAACTTTAGAAAAATTTAAGAGTATGAGTAGCCAAGATTTGGTTAACGCATACCTTGAAATGCAAAAGAATAATCCTCAGCCAACTACCGAAGAAGCTGATGTAACTCAGTCACAGATAAATCAAATACAAAATTCAGTTGGAGGAGAAAACCAATATCAAAAACTCATGCAATGGGCTGGTCAAAATTTACCAGAAAAAGAAGTCAATGCATTTGATGGCTTAATAAATACTGGCAATGTAGATGCTATCCAACTAGGAGTACAAGCATTGAAAGCTAAGTTTGAAGAAGCCAATGGTTATGAAGGCAGAATGCTGACAGGTAAAGCTGCACAAACTGCTGACGTATTTAGAAGTCAAGCACAACTAGTAGCAGCTATGTCTGATTCTCGTTATGACAGTGACCCTGCATACAGGCAAGATGTCGTAGCAAAACTAGAACGTTCAGATATTGATTTTTAATTATGCCAAAAGGAAAAGGTACTTATGGTACTAAAAAAGGTAGACCACCTAAAAAATGAAAACTAAAGATTTAGATACGCTGCTCGAAAACGAGTATGCGTATGAACCCCCTATACAACTATTACCAAAACAAAAACTTATGACACCCGAAGCAGAAAGATTTAATGGCTGGGCTGCAATGCTCGGCTTCGTAGCAGCTCTTGGAGCCTACGTAACAACAGGACAAATAATTCCAGGAATTTTTTAAATGGCAGCAATCTCAGTACAAAGAGAAGGCACAACAAAC